TGGTTGTATAATCTGTGGCGTCAACTGATGATAGAATACACACATCGTTATGGCAAAAACCATGCGTGTGAAAAACTTATTGAATCACTGTGTATTGTGCCACAAAATATTCCCAATGGTAAATTCACCCAACCCACACCTGCAATGCCCGATGAGGTAAAGATTGTAGATGATTCTATCAAATCGTATCAGAACTACTATATAAAGAATAAGGGCCATTTGGCTACATGGAAAAATCGTAATACACCGGAGTGGTTTAGTAATGCCAGTTTATGAATTCTTGAATAAAAATACAGGTGCTGTTGAAGAACACACCATGTCATACAAAGTCCTCGACCAATTCAAAGAGGAAAATCCCCATTTAGAGAGACACTTTAGCGTTGAAGGCCTTGTTGGTCTTGGTGATGGTATGCGTATGAACACACCAGGAACTGGTAAGGCAGATTCCACATTCGAGAAGTATGTCATCAATCGCATTAAAGAATCTGTGCCTGGAAATACAGTAAAGGCAGGACATAAAACCAAAATGCCGAGGGAATGGTAATGACACAACTTGCTTACCTATTGGGAGGGAACAATGGTAAAATAGGAAAAACTCCTCTTGTCACAAATAATTATAATTTAAGGAGTTCAAATGGTTACAAAAAAGAAAATCGCATCCCTAGAGTTCTCACAGAACACGGAGACCCAAACACATCAGACAAAACCACAAAACGGTTTGAAGATTAGGATTGACGATTTAAAAACTTTTGACGCACTAACAAACAATCAATCGAAGTTTTTTAGTGCATATAAACAAGGTGATTACTTTATTGCTTTGCATGGTGTTGCAGGTACTGGTAAAACATTCTGTGCATTATACAAAGCTCTAGAAGAAGTGTTGGATAAAAGCAATCCGTTCAAAAAAATAATTATTGTACGTTCTGCTGTTCCATCGAGAGAAGTTGGTCATTTGCCTGGTGATATTGATGAAAAGACAGAAATCTATCGTCAACCATATCAACAGATTTGTCATACACTATTTGGCAGACAAGATGCATATCAACGATTAGAAGAACAAGGTTACATCGATTTTATTTCCACATCATTCATTCGTGGTATGTCATTTGATGATGCTATCATTATTGTGGATGAAATGCAGAATATGACCTTTGAAGAAATCGATACAGTCATGACACGTGTTGGTTATCGTTCCAAAATTATTTGGTGTGGTGACTACAGACAAACAGATTTGAATAAGAAAAAGAATGACGTTTCTGGTATTTTGAAGTTCTTTGATATTGCTCATCATATGGGTGCTTTCACAAGGATCGAATTTACACCAGATGACATTGTTAGATCCAGTTTGGTTAAAGACTACATATTGGCCAAACTAAAATATGAAGATGCTATTGAATGAGATTTGAATATTGTCCACCCATAGAAATACCGAGTTTATCTGCGGTAACTTTGCCTGACGGAAAACGGTATTACACAACACCATCCGGTAAACAAGTTCCTTCTGTAACTACTGTTGTTGGTTTTCAAAAACGAAAACAAATTATGGAGTGGCGTCGCCGTGTCGGTGAGGAAGAAGCTAACAGAATCTCCAAGAAAGCCACATCACGTGGTAATAATGTTCATAAGGTCTGTGAAGATTACTTGAACAACAACATGGATTACATGAAGAATGTGATGCCAGACTCATTGGAAATGTTCCTGAGCATCAAACCATACCTGAATAGAATCTCTAATATTCATTACCAAGAACAATCCCTCTGGTCTGATATGTTAGGATTGGCCGGTCGGTGTGACTGTATCGGACAATATGAAGGTGAGTTAGCGTCAATTGACTTCAAAACGTCACGGAAACCAAAGAAAAAAGAGGACATTGTTGATTATTTTCAACAAACCACTGCATATGCTTTGATGCATGAGGAGATAACCGGTATTCCTATAAATAAATTGGTAATCATTATGGCCGTTGAGGACTCACCTCCACTCATTTTCATCGAAGAAACGGCAAACTATATCGATAGTCTTGTAGAGGCTATTGACATATACAAGAAAAATAATGTATAATGTGAGTTATGGTTGTATGAAGTAAAGAGAAACGTGTTCAAGACGGGGGTTCAATTCCCCCCATCTCCACCAAAAGCATTTACGCATTAGCTGAACCGCATAGCGATGTATTCAGGGGAATGTAAGTCGAAAGTGCTTCTGATGGGGATGTCATGGTATCGATTGGGCAAAGAGTAACGGAATGGACAACTCGACACAGAGAGTCGTAAAAAGTAAATCAAGTAAATGCAAATGAAGAAAATTTCGCATTGGCAGCCTAATCGCTGACTAGGGTTTCGATTGGTTTCCTCGTAACAGAATAACCAATCAATTTTTTTCAATCTAAGGAGTAAAAATGAAAAAATTGTTAGTTGCCGCATTGGCAGTCGTTGCTTTGTCAGCTGGTGCTGTTGAAGTTGGTGTAACAAGTTCAGAAGGCTTGCAAGGTGGTCACACTTTCGGTCAAGGACTTACAATTGGTGAAACTTTTGCTGGCTTCGGCGTAACTGCTGGTTGGACTCGTTTTGATCGTCCAGAAGTCGGTAATGCACAATCTCGTACAAGCATTGTTGTTGACAAACAAGTTGCTTCAGTAGGTCCAGTTGGTCTTACAGGTCGTGTTGGTGTTGCTCACCTAGACAACACTCAAGCATTGGATGGTAACGCTGCAACAGTTGGTGTTGGTGCATCATACACTTTGACTAAGAAAGTTAGCCTTACAGTGGCGCTTGACAAACAATTCGGACAAGGCCGAGTTAACCAGTTCGATGGTAATATCGTTACCGCTGGAGTTAAAGTAGGTTTCTAATCTACTAAATAAAAGATGACCGTAATCGGTTCGTGGTGAGGCAACCACGACAAAACCTCATTTACACACACAACACAGGAGATAAACTATGGCAAATTTAAGCCCATTCGAGATACGCTTGGAACTATTAAAACTAGCAAAAGATATGCTAGAACAAGAGTATCATTCAAAACGTGAAGTCATTCACAATAACTGGCAGGTATCAACCGAGAACGCAAGAGTTCAAGGTCAAGCATTACCCAATCAGCCAGAATTTCCATCATTCCCATCTGAAGCAGAGATTATCTCTAAGGCACAAGCACTTAATGGCTTTGTGTCTCAGGTTACTACTGAACCTACGGTTAAAGTAACTAAGAAATCTTGATGGGGTTTAGCGGTTACGTCCGCTTAACTAACAGGAGTTAAGATGCAATTAAAGAAGCATATTACAGCTGTAATGGCAGTATTGTTTTCGATAGTAGCAGTTAGTTCATATGTGCCACAAGCTTACTCTAATGCTCAGGCATCAATTGCAAGAGAAGTAGGTGATACTTTCAACAAGGAAGTTTCATGTCTTGCAGATAATATCTACTATGAAGCTGCTAAAGAATCCTATGAAGGAAAATTAGCAGTAGCACAAGTTACAATGAATCGTGTAAACTCAGGAAAGTTTGCGGATTCAATCTGTGGCGTTGTAAAACAAAAGATTAATGGCATATGTCAGTTCTCATGGTACTGTATGCCAAATCTATCCAATAAGAATAAATATGAATGGGAAGAATCTGTATTTGTGGCACGCAAAGCACTAACACAACCTGTCGTCCATACGGCACTTGCACAACAAAATGCTTTGTTCTATCACAATAATCAGGTGAATCCAGGTTGGCACTTACGCCGTATAACTCAAATTGGAAACCATATATTTTACAATGAACATAGAATATGAAATTAAACCCTTTGCCGATTCCATGGTAATTGTATCACGAAAAGAGGCTAGAAGTGTACCGATAAAGGGCTTGCCTCCAACGACTTCTCAGTGTATAATCATGGAACAAGATGAAATTGAGAATTTTATGGAGAGTTTGAACGAATGCCTACAAAAGATGAAATCAAACAATTCAGTCAGTTGATTGAAGATATTGATTATGACCTAGATTGTGGTTATATGGAAGCAATATTAAAACATTGCTCTGATACTGGTCTAGAAATTGAAGTTGCTTCTACTCTAATCTCGCCTGCATTAAAGGCAAAGATTAAAGAAGAAGCACAAAATAATAATATGTTACGGAAAACTTCCAAGTTGCCAATATGATTGAAAATTCCGGCTTTGCAGCGTTCGCTATGTGGAATGCTTTAAAGTTACATTTCACAAGTGATAGTTATGACTACTTCAAATATAATGGAAAAACTAACGTATCCAAACAAACTTTCTCTACAAGAAAAGATAAATTCCAATTCTATCGTTTATCTCGCAAGTACAGTTTGTTGGATCTTAGAGACTTCTATGTTGCCAATTTTGTCCATGGTGATGTACCGTGGGTAGGTGAATTAACTGGTCCAGATGGTGAGAAAGTTTATAAAGAGTGGCAGAAAACGAATCAAGCCTTGACATACAGATTTGAACAAGATATAATACATCTTTTCAACAAATATTCTGCAAAAGATTTGATTTGTGTTGTTGATGACCATCACCCTAGATTGTTGGTCGAACTTATGCATAATGAAATTACAATTGAAAC